GACACTGGCCTTGCCATCCTTAAGCTGCTGTACAAGATCAGCAATGCGCTCCTTAAGCTTGTCGACGGCAGCGTCGTATGCAGCCTTCTCCGCGTCCATGATGAGGCGGTACTTTTCTTCGATCGCCTTAATATCTTCTTTTGTTGAGTCAATGATTGCTTGAGACTGCTCGATGAGCGCATCCTCTTGATTCCTTAGGATGAACTCGGCCAGGTCTGCCTGGGCCTCAGTGATATCCTTCGATGCCGCTAGAGCGTCAGCGCCAGCCTTGAACGCCTCGAGCTGGGCGAGGTTGATCTTGTCGCGGAGGTCTCGTTCCTTGTCGGCCTTGTCTCGCGCCTTTCTTCGGGCACGGATCTCATCGATCTTTGCCTGCTCGGCAGCAATGACTTCTTCCTTGGCTGCAATTTCAGCATCGCGCTGCTTCTCTATGTCATCGAGGCGTCGCTGATGAAGATCCTTAAGGGCCTCTAGCATTGCCTTTTCGTACTTGGATACAGCGGCAAGGAATTCGTTGAGCTCCTGCTGCTTGGTCTTTCCGCCACCGCCACCACCGGTCTCGGTCCCGCCTCCAGTCGTAATAAGTGCACCCTCGCCCCATCCTGGTGGGAACTGGAGCTTTGTCTGTAGGTCGGCGCTCATCTCGATCTTTTGCTGCTCGTCTCCGAACAGCGTTCCGACGACGTCGCTGATTCCCTGTGTACTGATCGCGTCACCAGAGATACCCATGGTGCTGTCTGCAGCGGTAATCTCTGGCATGGTCGGTCGCTCAACCTCGACCTTCATGGAGATCTTATCAAGTTTCCCAATGTCGTCAAGGAATGGAATGGCGTTGTATGCGTCGATAAGAACGTTGATAATGTCGATTGCAAAATTTGCACCAGTTGCAATAGCATTTGCAATAAACCCTATGATCCCACCGATAAACCCAAAGATTCCAGCCGCGATATCACCAAGCCTTCCGATAACAAATCCAACAGCGTTGATTGCAAACTGAACCGGTGCCAGCGAGGCAACAAACCCAATAAATCCAGCAATCACCTTAACAATTGTCATAAAGAGCTGCAGAAGAACTCCAATGAACTGGAAGATTCCTACAATAATTGGGGTTATTGCCCTTACCACAAAGTCAATGATTGGTGCAACTACGCTGATGATTGCGGTTGCAATCCCAATAATTATTGTTGCAATACCATATACCGCCTCTATCAGGAAGTTTATCGTCGGCATTGCAGCGTCGACTATTTGGAGAATTGAAGTAATAATGGTTCCGATTACTGGTGCTATTGCCTGAATTGCTGTAAACACCAGGCCAATAATTGCTTGAATGTAAGGAATAATGTTTTGAATGATTCCAATAAACTGAACAACGATTGATTCTATTAGCGGATAAATTGACTGTATGAATCCAGCAATCGAACCTATTATTTGAAGAATTACCGGAACTACCTGCCCAACAGCCTGAACAATAACCGGCACGATCGCGTTAATGAAACCAAAAATATTGTTGATTATCGGCTCAAGCGAAACAACAACGTTTTTAAACACTTCGAGAAGCGAAGTTCCGTTTGCCCTTAATACCTTGTCGATAATCCCAAGTGATGCAACAACGATGCTCACCAAGGCAAGTATTGGGTTTCCCATTATCACCGCATGGAGAAGCTTAAACGCCAGGACAAGTCCAAGAACAGCTTGTACTGCCTTGTTCCCAAGAAGATCTACGGCAATTGGAATCCCCTGCTGGATAGCATCTACTGCTGCGGCTACTATATTTACGAGTGCGTTAAGCGGTGTTCCAGCTGTTACCGCCGAGTTGTAGATGGCTGCTCCAAATTGCGCAATCCCTTCAATGCCAGCAGGAATAATGTCAAAAATAAATTCCGTGATTGGCGTAATGACGTTATCGCGTATATCCTCTGCGAATTGCTTGGCCTCTGGCCTGGTTAGCATTGATGCAAAGTTGATTGCAACTTTTTCAAATGCGCTGTACAATGGTACGAATGCGTCTGCCGTGAGGGATCTTGTCATGTCTGAGATTGTTGTCTTTGCTCCTCGATATGTATTTGCCAAATCGGTCATTGCGCCGTCGAAGCGCTGCTGTAGATACGTTAAGATGACCTCTGAAGCAACCTTACCGTCGAGCATTCCCTTTTTAGCTAGATTTTTAATTTCTGTAACGGTTTTACCTGCGTGGTTTGCAAGGATTTGATAACCTGCTATACCAGCATTTGATAGCTGAAGCATGTCTTGTGCGTATACCTTACCCGCCGTGCGCATTTGACCCAGGGCGTACGTTACGCGATCAATGAACTCTCCGCCTCCTCCGATTGCAGCTACCTGCTGTCCAATGGCATTAATAGAAGGAAGAATCTCGTCGGCCTGGAATCCGAACGCGGCCATTCGTCGGCTTGCCGAAGTAATATCTTCAAGCTTGAATGGCGTGACGTTTGCGTACTCCCGAAGAATTTCTACGTAATCTTCTGCTTCTGCCTTTGCCTTAGCGCGAAGTGCCGATGTCACCTCTTCTGCTGTGGTAAACGTTCCAGTAAGGCCGCTTGAAAGCGATCCATAAGAATCTGCGATTCTTGAATTCATCATCTCTACCGACTCGGCGATATTTCCCCCTGTTGTTTTCATCGCCTCGTCGAACATCAAAACCTGGTCGGCACGGAAGACCGCAGAGAATGCAATTCTTGTGTACTGGAGCTGGCTGTTAAATCCAATTATTCCGCTGGTCACGTGCTCTACGGCACCTCTTACAAAGTTAATTGCCTGCCCTACTGTGTAGAACTGAACCGCATAATTGATGTTTTGTCGCAGCGATGAAAGTAGGCCAGAGTTAGCGTTAAAGGTATTTGATATCGCAGTCCTAACGCGATTAAACGCTGACGACAGGGCGTCGCCGACCATTCCTCCAACTGCGCGAAGACCGCTAAAAGTGGCGGATAGGACCTTCACTGAGTTATTTAGCAACCCGCTGGACGCCCTTGCCGCGTTAAACCCTGTGCTTAGGGCCGCCCCTACACCAGCGCCACCTACCTGAACATTCCCACCAATCCCCGACATCGCAGACTTAGCGGCCTTTGCGGAGTTACCTAGGTTTGCCAGTCTTTGACTTAGGTCGCTAACGGCATTACTGGAATTGTTGACGGCGTTGGTTTCGTCTCGCATTGCGGCGGAGTTTTGCCGCGTTGCGGTAGTGTTCCGCGTTGTCGCGGCTGCAAGTTTGGAAATTTTTTCGTCCAGAGAACTGACCGACCCAGCCAACAACTTTACAGAGTTGGCCAGGTCGGACAGAGCCTGTGTGTTGCTTCTTGTGGCGGAGGCGGACTTGTTTATCGACCCGGTCGCCTTCTCCATAGAAGCGGAGAGAGAGCTACTCGTCTGAGCGACCTCAGAGAGTGTGGACTTGATCCCGTTAAAGGCTGTTTTTGCGGAAGCTACAGCACGGGCGGCTCGCTCAAGCTCACTAATGAGCTTTGTTGCGTCTCCCGTAATATTAAACTGTAGCTGTTCTTCAGCCATCTCCCATTAATCTTTCTTTTGCCTCTTGGGTTCCAAACCTACCCACGAGCTCTTCGAGGGTATTGATCGACCCGGAACTACTGGAAGATGAGCCTGAAGACTTCCTACTTTTCTTTATATCCTCTTCTCTCTTTTCAGCATACTTGCCGAATGCAGCAACTTGTCTGAGGGTTAAAGTGAAGAACTGAGCTGGAGTGTAGCCAAATGATTCGGCGTATGAAGCCATAATCATTGGCCACTCTATATCACTCCACTTTACTCCTCTTGCGCTTTTCCCTCGCCGTCACCACGGAGACCTGAGGCTTCAAGGATTGGCTCAATCTCCTTGTTGAGGTTGGAGAGGTCAAAACGCTCTCCGACCTGCTCGAGTGTTAGAGCGCCATCTTCCTTCTTGAGGACCAGCCAGAGGACGTACCTAAGGGTGGACACCTTCGAGAAGTTGATGCTATCTAGAGCGCCAAACTTCTCTTCGAGTTCCGCAAGGTCATTAAGATTAAGCGCCTTGTTTGTGGGGCGAATATCGCCCAAGCTATTTCCTGCCATTTCCTTCTCCTAACTAATCTGCCGACACCTGAACGATGGCGGCGTTACCTGAGTCATAGGACAGGTAAAACTCCAAATCCATGACCGAAATATCTTCGCGGGTGAATGGTAGAGTCAGCTTCGATACGCAGGCCTTGTAGGCAGCTATCGTCACCGTCTTTGCCGGATCATCCGAACGAAGGTGGCTAAATTCTACATAAAGAAACTGGGTTTGGATATCCGTTGGTACAGAGTGGGTTTCGACCGCATTCGTGCCCCATGTCCCCGTGTAGCTCGATGTCGACGCGAGCAGGCGGCGGAGGTTTTCCGGGGCCAGCTCGACCCTTCTAGCCATAAGATTTGCCTTACCGCCGTAGAATGCCTTAGCCATTGGGAAGTTGTTCTGCCCAATGAACTCCTTTTCCTGGTAGTCCATTGCAAACTCGACATCTCCACCAATCTCCCCAACTGTCTGCATCCCATACCAGGACGCTGGCGTGCCGTCTGTAAGTAATGCGCTCCTCGTGTACGTAGCCGTTGGGTGGCTAACCTCTGCCTGCTTTGTTGCGTTTCCTGTTGACGTACCAATAAATACAAAGTATTTTGTTGGCGTCGCGCCAGTGCCTGGGGCAGTCCAGTCGACCTGAATATTCTGGCCGATGGAAATCGTCACCGACACTTCGGCGCTTGGCGTGCTGACGCCATTTGCATAGTTGTTTGCTGATGCGACCCGTACGTAGTAAGTGCCAGCCGCAAGGCTGGAACCGGTACCCGTACCCGACGCCGAGACGCCCGTAGGCGGCTGCAGCGTCGAGCCGGGATACCACTTACGCGCGAGTATCGTTCCCGAACCAAGCGTAAGCATGTTCTACCTCTTAGGAGGCTTCGACGAGAAGAATCGACCGGGTGGTCGTAGTTCCCACTGCCGCAGCCGTGTCAACAATAGCTGAGAAGTCAATATCCATCACTGCGATGTCTTCGCGGGTGAATGGGTACGTAAGCTTCATGCTATATGCCTTGAAAAGGTGAATGTTAACGGTCTTCGCCGAATCGTCCGATCGCGTGTGCGTAAACTTCACATACAGCGGGCGAGGCAGGCTTGCCGATGCACCACTGACAGCTGGGTTATACGTGAACGAGGCCGGATCTGGCGCCGTCAACGAGTTCGTGGTGAAGAAGTTCTTGAGGGCAGCAACGTTGACCTCAACTCGGCGGGCGCGAACCTCGACCTTACCGCCATAGAAAGCCTTGGCGATTGCGAAGTTAGCCTGACCGAAGAACTCCTTCTCCTGGAAATTGATGTCGAACTCAACGTCTCCACCGATCTCACCGATCGTGTAGAGGTTACCTGCCGTGTACGTGGAGCCCGGGGTCGTAGCATTAGCACCCGTCTGGTATGCCGCAATGCTGATCGTACCGCTACCAAGAGTAAGCATTATTCTCTCTCCTGTTTCAGCTGGTAATCAGGTTGTACCTGACTATCCTCCTGTATTCTCGGGCTTCCGGGTCGTACTCGTCAGCCTCGAATACTTTATAGCACAAATGAACGATTATATTGGCATTAGAAAGTCTCTTGCGATTGACAATGGCATCAACCCTGGCCTGGATAAGATTCAGCTGGGTTACGCCGGTTGCCGAGACGAGCTCTAGGTCAATGACTGGTCTGTCAACTGGATGTCCAATGTCACTATTGCCACTGAGGATGGCGAAACGGACTGCCGGTGGCTCGGTCGCTCCGTCATGGGTTATCGGGTAAATCTTCCTATCAGAACTTGACCCGCCCAGAAGCGTCTGGAGGTCGTTGTCTCCAGAGAGCGCAGTGAATAGGACTTCGTACAGGCCAACCATTGCCTAATGATACATTCAGTGCGCGCTGGTGGGCACCGTTGCGTGTTCTGCTCTTTCCCGTCGTGTACAATCAAATCATGCGGAACGAAGAGATCCGAGTCGTTATTAGGCACGTCGGCGGCAAGACCCCATATTGGAAGGTTCTTGGTCCCGGCTGGATGGACCTGGCCGCTGACGCTCGCGGCGCCGTAGTGCTGGCGGCAAACAAGCTTGGTGAGGCTACGAACGACGATTCCTACCGAATGATTATCCTCTGGATGGACATCCCTGAAGGGTTTAGGGAACCGGATATTGAGGATTTCGAGGCTCAGGCCCCGTTTTCTAGCGACCTGGTCTGCTAGGCGTAAACTCGAAGCTGCACTGTGGGCAGCGTACAACTCGGTCCTTCTTCTCCGGATCTGCCTCCACCTCGAGGTCCATCGGCTCGTTTGCTCGCTTAATGATGTCCTCAATGTCGTCGTCGTCGTACCCCAGTGCGGCAACGTTGACCTTTTCGTCCGTAAGGTCTTTAATCAGGCTGAGTAGGACGTCGTCGTTGTAGCTTCCAAGGTCCGAAACGCGGTTGTCCGCTAGCATGATCTTCTTTGCCTTGACGTCATCGACATCTACCCAGATCACCGGCACCTGTGGCATCTTGAGCCAGGTCGCCGCATGAAGCCTATGGTTCCCGACCAGCACGTGCCTAGTGGACTTCTGGGCAATCAGGGCGCCAAAGAACCCGTTGGTTCTCATGCTGTTAATAATGGCCCCAATATCGCCTACCCGCGGGTTCTCCGGGTGCGGGTCGATGGAGTCTGTATCGACCATTTCTATTGACTCTTGAAGGATCTTAATGTCTTCTGGCATGCGTGTATCATAACATATGTGTTAATATCCTGACACTGCTAATAAGGAGGCAGCCAAATGGGTAGACCAGGAAGAAAACCAGCGGCCGAGATGGAGGCCCTCAGAGAGAAGATTAAGGCCCTGTATCTCAACGGGGTCCCGTACGCCCAGATAGCCAAGGCTTGCGATCTAAGCATCGATAGCATCTATCACCACATGTCCGTCATCAAGAAGGAGTGGGCCGCCGAGAAGCTTGATATCCCGGTCGTTCGCGGTGAGCTCATGGACAAAATCCGCCAGATAAGCCGCGATGCTGCGGCCGGTGCTGCCCGCTCCCGTGGCGGCAGCGCTGAAGTTGCTTTCCTCAGACTCCAGATGGAGGCTGTGCAAACCGTCGCCAAGATGGTTGGCGCTTACGCCCCAGAGAAGACTGAGCTCACCGGCGAGGGTGGCGGTCCAGTCATGATCGCCCAAGAGCACAATATTGACTCTCTCGACAGCGAGAAGATCGCTGCTCGGCTCACTGAGTGGGCTGAGAATCTCAGGAATGAGGATGACATCGAGAAGGAAAACCTAGAGTTTACGGAGAACAAAGTTGTCCTCACCGAACCCACAAAGTAGTCCGCAGGCACAGTACCGAGAGTGGCTTCGTGTCCAGGCGGCCACAAGCGACGCAGCCTTCGCCGAGTACATGTCCGGCCTCGTCTTCCCAAGGCACCTTGTTGGCATGGAGAAGTTTCTAGATAAGAACGACACAGCTCTGGTGCTGATGCCCCGTGGTCACGCCAAGACAACAATGTTGATACACAGGGTTGCAAGACTTGTTGGCGAGACTCGCGGCAAGGTGCGGATTGGTGTACTTACGGCGGTACAGAGCGACGGTATTGCCCGATCCCGCGCAATTAAGACGCTTGTGGAGTCCCCCTACTTTGCAGAGGTGTTCCCGTGGGCGAAGGAGGGCGTCGTTGGGAGGAAATGGACGGACGCAGTCTGGATCGTCAAGGGTGTGGACCTTGGCAAGGACACGACTTGCTTCGCTGACGGCTTGACATCCGTAAAGCCTGGGCCGCGCCTTGACATCCTTCTCGCAGACGACATGGTTGGATTGCGAGAGAACTCGACCGCAGGCGCCAGAAAGAAGGCAGAGGAAATCTACTGGCAAGTTGTCGACCCGATGCTTGTCCCTGGGGCAAAGCGCTGGTACATCGGGACAAGGTGGCATGAAGACGATTTCTACGCAAGGCTACATGCTCGAGGCATACCTACGCTTCGGAGGGCCGCGATAGAGGACAATAAGCCACTATGGCCTGGATACTTCAGCCTTGCTGACCTCGAGAGGAAGCGGGAGGAGCTCGGAGGCCCGATCTTTTCACTCCAATTCCAGAATGACGTGACCCAGATGGGTGGCAACATCTTCCGTCATGACTGGCTCCAGCACGTTGACAAGATTCCTCACGGTTCCCGCAGGATAGGTGTTGACCTTGCCGCTTCTGCCAGCGAGCGGTCTGACTACACGGCTGCGGTAGAGGTAGTCGAGGATACCTCGGGTAACCTCTATGTAGTTGGTGCCTACCGATCAAGAATCCAGGAAGGGCACCGGTATTGGCTTACTGGTATCGATAAGGACGGCGGGCTGCTCAACGATGAGACGAGCCCCCGCGTCTCGTGGCCAGCAAGATTGGTTGGCCTAAAGGGACAGGATATAGACCAAGTGGATGAGCCTCGATTCCTGGAAGCAGTGAACATCGAGTCGGTGCAGTACCAGGCAACCTTTATCCGAGAGCTTCTCGCTGAGACGAGGCTCCCGGCAAAGGCTGTCCGCCCAGACCGAGACAAGGTAATTCGTGCTCGGGCCCTTGCTGCAAGGTATGAGGCCGGGAAGGTCTTTCACTTGAAGGGCGGTCCCGGCATAGACGCCCTAGAGAGGGAGATGCTCACGTTCCCAAATAGCACCCACGACGACATGGTTGACGCCCTTGGCTACGCTGCTGATCTAACTGGATCAACCTTCTACTTCACGTCCGGAAGCAGAGGGCTTTCGCTATAGCCTTTTAAACAGCTGCCTGCTTATGCACTTTTGGCAGTATTCGTGGGCATACCCGTCAGCAATGGTTAGAGACTTTGCGTGATCTGTTATGAGCGAGTCTGCCTGTTCATGCTTGCACTTAGTGCAGCGCCATTGAACCTCTTTCGCAGTTCCCGGCTCAAGCATGTACTGCCAGATGTCACGCGAGGGATCAGGATGCTTGCGGGTGCTGATCTTGTGACCCTCTTCCTGTAGCTCCCTTAGCCGACGCAGGCCTTCACTTCCGCCAACCTTTTCGTTGGCAAGGTCGCTGCCGTCAACCCATCGGCCGATTCGATCGGTCAAATAGGACAAGACCTCATCTTTCCTGGTCATCAGCTGCCGTATTGATTTTGCTGCTTCCCGAGGCTCTCGTCTCGGTATCGCTCAATTTCCTCTCGGCTAATAACGTAGTGCCCGCGATCGTCCTTCTTTGCCGCCAGGCGTCGGAAGTAGATCTGGTTCTTTAGCGTGCTGTACGAGATTCCGAGAATGTGCGCCGCTTCTCTTAGTGTGTAGAGCTTGTTAATTTCAGGCATAACTACCTCAGGAACTCATGACGGATTCGAGCGAAGCTTTCTTGGCTCGCGCTGCGTACCCGTCGAACAAAATTGACTCAGCCTTTGCATCGGAGACAGAACTTGTCTTGCCGCCGCGGTAGGCCATCCCATGGTCAATGAACTCGGTAATCGCGTTCCATAGTCCCCACTTCGTCATGCGGACAGACTCAATGTTCTGCGACTCAAGCCAATTGCCCATAACTTTCTGGGCGTTAATGGACATCTCTGCTCCACCGCGCTTCTCATCCTCGGTAAGGGGGAAAACGCTCTTAACCATCGCCAACCCCTCTGGGATCGTGATTACGGTGTGCGCCATATTGTTTGCCATGACCTTGAAGTCATCCATGTAGGACGTCGTGAGCTTAAGAATTTCACGAGCCTGATTGATTCTTCCCGCGATGTTTTCGGTGTGGCGAATAGAGAACTTGTCTTTGGCGCCGCGGAACGCAGCGTTAAGGGTGTTCATGCAGACGACTCGCACCGGCGTGATGCAGGCCTTGAAGGCGTGGATTCCGTCGTGGCCGTTCGAAACAAGAAGGTATGTCTTCACCTTGCTGACGTCTCCGTCAACGACGAAGTCGTGAGGAAGCTCAATTGATGAGAAGATAATCTCCCCGTTGCGAAGAGATCCTGCTGTCTCAAATCGCCCGCCGACGCCACACAGGTCCTCAGCGAACTCAAAGATTCGATCGTTCTGTACGACCTTATATCGCTGGCTAACAATTCCCAGCACCTTGTGGTCAGAATCGCGAACGTTTGCCACCCTGTCTGGGATATGCGCCCCGATCCCGTCAACAACGATCGGCATCTGGTTTACCTTCCATCCAAGCTTAGCTGCCACAATCATCTGGTCAGCCTTTGCCAGGTCGGCAAGATTTTCAATTAAACCTGCAGTGGCTCCTGCGTGCCAGGGCAAACCCCGGTTTCCAACGAACGCCATACTTTCTACTTCATGGGCCATAAGGCACCTCCTTCGGGTACAGTCTAGCCGAGTCTAGTCGGAACTGCAACCTAATCCGAAATCGATGAGTTGTACTTGACTACAACCGCCCTGGAATCTATTTCTTCCTGAATGATGTCAATGGCGTCGGATACTCCACGGAGGTATGCCGCGCGAACAAGCACGTCGCTTTTGTTCGGCGCCGAGAACATGCCGCTAGCGAAGCCGCTTTGGAGCACTGCTCTAAGCCGCTCGATCGCCGAGACGGCCGCTTCTTTACCCTTGGCTTTCGACATACCGAATAGCCGCCTGGGACAGGGAGAACAGAAGAAGTCCAGCGCCAATAAACTTATTTAGCTCGAAGACTCCGTAAAGCAAAAGGCCAGCGCCGATAAAGCCGGTAAGGTGTCCTACTGCCTTAACCATTACTTATCCTCCTCTGGCGCCCACGCCTCGTTGAAGTCATCTCTGGCAAGGCGCTTAATGATGTCTCCTCGGTCAAGCAGCCGCTCGAACTCTTCGTTGTCCATTCCAAGGCGTCGCATAATCTCGGCCTTTGGAAGCTTCATGTCGTCGGCAAGCTCAGCGACAATGTCGGCCATTCGGACCACGCCGTGGCTACCGCGTGCGCGATTGTGTCGGATTGTCGCCATACGCTGCGTTGCGGCATCTACATCGATGAACACTACCGGAACGAGGAAGTCTGTCATTTCCCCAACTCGGGGGTCACCGGAGCATGTCCATCGGTGGAATCCGTCAACAATTTCCCCGCTTCGACGCGCCACAATCGGCTGTGTCCAGCCTGTCTCCATGATGCTGAGCTTTAGCAGCTCCAGCTCCGGTGGCGCTACGTGATTTGGGTTGTAGTCGTTTGCGCGAAGCGTATTGCGGTCGACCCACTCAACCTTCGCCAGCGGCTGCTTATCTCGTCCTATTACCTTTTCCATACTATCCCCTCTTTACTCTCCAGGTTGAAAGCTCTCCGCTCTCAGCAAGCATACGATACTCGATCTTGTAGTTCTCTACCATCGCCTTTTCTCGCTCGGTAGTCTTCGGCGCTGGTGGCTCCTTTCGGTTCTTGAAATCGCCACGCATCGCCACGCTCATAAGGAAGCCCCAACTTATGCCGGTGAGTGGGTGTGGGGCATTTGGCAGGATTGGATCGTTGGTCTTGGCGTGGTGCCACCCGATCCACCTTCGAATCCGCTTCGCAATAACCTTCTGATCTTCCGGCCGGAACTTTTTAATGTAGTGCACCATATATTGCTCCCAGCTCAAGTCAATAGGCTTTGGCGGGATTCCGACGCCCCAGAGTTCGGTGTGTGCATACATTGCGCCAGTATTCGCACCCGGAACACGGTGCGCCATGCGGTCCCAGACCTCTGGTGCTACCTTCGAGAACATCCAAAGAGAGATCATTGGCTCCTCGCCGTAAGGGGGGCCAACTCGAACCTTGTTAACGGGGATCTTCGCCATGACCATATGCCGGTACAGCTGGTTGTAGTCCCAGTCAAACTTCCTAACTGCGGTCCAGATGTCGTTATTCGTCCAGTCATAAACCGGGTATCCCTTGAAGATCCTTGGCGTGTACTTTTGCGATTTAAGCTTAACTCCGTGCTTGTCAATTCCGTCGGTAACAATGTAATTTGCCTTAGACCCGGGGCGCTTTGACACAAGCCTCATTCTTCGGATGCTCTCCTGCGCGCGCAGTCCGATAAGCATGATCGTCTTCTTTCCAGTCCCAGCAGGGTCGGCCATGATGTCGTTGATGTCCGGGTACATCACACGAAGCTCTGGGTCGGCGTGAGCCCTCTCCATCCATTCTTTTAGTACTGGCTGTTCGTCAATCCTTGCGTTTGCCTCTGGTGGCATTGGTCGCACCCACTTATCCTGCTCTTCTCGTGCCCACGGGAACCACCACGGGTTCTCCCTCGAGCATGCGTTTCGGTGCCGAATCGGCAAGCAGTACCAATCAAGCTGAACGCCTGGAAGCTGGGAAACTCTTCGAACGTACTCCTCTGTCTGGTACGGGATAGCCTCCTCGTCGATAAAGATGACGCGCAGCGGAAGCCTGTTTAGCTCTTTTGCAACCTCATAGGCGACCATCATGGTCGCAGTGCTATCTTTTCCGCCGCTGAAGGATACGACTACCTCTTCGAAGTTCGCGAAGATAAACCTCATCCTGTCTAGGGCTGCCTCCCAAACATTCTTTCCAATCCCAACACGACGACGGACGCTGTTAGGCGCGTACTCACGCTGGTCCTTAGTTCCGTGCTTGGCCGAGGCCGCACTCTCCCAGAACGTGTCTGGGTTAATGTCGAAGTGGCTCTTCTGCTCTTCTGTCATGCGCTCATAATCTCATCAAATTCCGGAATGCTCTTAGGGGCAACCCGTTCAATCCAATCCCTAAATTCTACAATGGTTGGGAAGAGAGTTATATCAGACCTTCCAACCAGGTCAGCCAGGTCAACCCAATTGCTATTTGAGCCGATAATGAATCCGTACTGGCCTTTATAGGTAGGGGCAAGATTGAGATCAAAGTACTTGATGGCGGCAAGTATCTCCTCGTGCCACCAGTCATAAATTGGGGCAAGGCTCACCGTTCCCCTGCCGCGTGGGGCCTGCACGCCGCCCAGGTTCTTGTCGTGCTTTCCGCAGTGGTTCTGGTCGTCCATTCGCCTCCCCGTGATGTGCAGCGCCGACCTGTTCTTATAGCACCATTCCCTCTGGGCTGGCGCGTGAAAGTTTGCAAGTTTTGCCGGAGGGTTCTGCCCCCAAACGCTGTTTTTATTCTTAATGACCCAGGAGTTATCCGGCCCTATCTCAATTATCTCGATTTTTTCTGGCTTATGGTTGGCGACGTACTCGTGCATCTCCGCAACCTTAGCGCAACGGTATAGCGCGGCAACACCGGCGTCGTAGCCGACGATCCGAAGGACTCGCTCTGCGACAAGAGCGTCTTTGCCACCGCTCCATCCGACTGTTACCTTCCCTGGATACTTCTGCTTAGCCAGCTCAATTCTTCGGGTTGCTTCGTCGATCCTGTCTTCGAGCCACGACGTAGGGACGTACTTCTCGATTTCGTCATATGCTCGCCAGATTGTTACGTCGTCCCACTTCTTCCCGCGGCGTGTATTCGTAGCAATTGTGCCATTGTTGGTGATATCAAGCCCCGGGTACCTGCGCCTCATCGTGCGTACCTCTCGTGTACTGCCTTGACGTGCTGGTACTCTCGGATTGCGTCGGCCCCCATGTCGGCACCGTTTCCGCTCAATCCTCTTCCTGGATGCGGTATCTCTGGGGTTTGGGCAAGGTGGCAGTTGACCCAGACCTCACCTACATCCATCGCCTGCTCGCATACCTTGATGTTTGTCAGATCGGAACCCCATACCGAACCAGAAAGCCCGGGGCCAAACATATTCGCCATCTCAACAGCCTGTCGAAGATCGGATGCAAGCTGAACTGTCAAGACCGGTCCGAATACTTCGCAGGAAACAACGTCATCCATTGGTGATGGGTTAATCACAAGGGCTGGCTTTACCCAATATCCCCAATCTTCCTTACCTGCTTCTTGGGTCGTGGTACCTCGGACTACGTCACCACTGGTCTCGGAGATGAACGCTTCAATCTTCTCCGCCTGCTCGATGCTGATTGACGGCATGTTTGTTGGCACTGACGAAAATTCCTCGGTGAGCTCCCTGGCCGCCCTTTCGAAGGCGGCTTTGCCAACAGCGATAACACGTGCTGGCGCTGCGCAGGATTGACCGTTGTTGTAGAGCGCGGCTGCGGCGATGTCTTTTGCCGCTCGCCCTGGCGCGTCCTCAAAGAAAATTACAGGGCCGTTTCCACCTAGCTCTAGAGATGTCTTTGCTGGAAATGCCTCCCTTGAGATCTCCCTGCCAACTGAGGTTGACCCGGTGAAGGCGATGCAGTCAAAGTTTGCTGATGTCATTGCCTTGCCAGTATCCTCCCCGCCAAGTACTGTGCACACAACGCCGGATGGAAGGTTCTCCAGGCAGATGTCTTGCAGGAGTACGGCCGAGTATGGGGTTTGCTCTGCTGGCTTTACTACTGCTGTTGACCCGGAGGCAAGAATCGCGCCAATTCTCCAGGCCCAGATCACTGTTGGGTAATTCCAAGGGAGAATGACGCCGACAACTCCAACTGGCTCTCTTGTCACATACGAGAATGTATTTTCCATATAGCCGCCTGGGATTGTGGACGTTTGCGTTCGTGCTGCGCCAGCAAAAAAACGGATAGTGTCGATTGCGTGATTTATTTCACTAAGGGCCTGCGACCTTGGCTTTCCGGTGTTCATCGACTCGAACATGCAGAGCTCATCGATCTTTCGCTCCATGCCGTCAGCTAGCTGGAACATGAACTTCGATCGCTCAGCGTGGGTCAAATTAGCCCAGCTCGGAAGGGCCGTCCGCGCAGAAGAAAGCGCCTCCATTACCGTCTTTGCGGTGGCAGACTCAAACTTGGCCCTTGACTCCCCGGTCCTGGGGTCAAACGTTAGAATATCGAGGCTATCCATTGAGTTCCTCCGGGTCGACGACCTCGCCAACTCCAAGGGATTCGTACATCTTTCGCACGTCAAGATCGTCGTCTATTGCCATGTCTAGGATGTAGTTGTCCTCGAGAAGCTTGTTGACCCTCCAGCGCTTTGACTCCACATATGCACCGGCAGGAAGGTCGCTCATAAACAGCTCGTCATATTTAAGGCCAGCCTTCTTTAGGCTTTCCACAGTGCGCTCCCTGGACTCTTCGGCCCTTGCCGTCAGAACAATAACTGACCTACCCTTCCGATTTTCCTGGACCCAGTCTAGTGTTGACTGAATGGTATTTCCCTCGCTATCGATGAGTGTCTCGTCGATGTCGACAATGATCGCCCTCTTCGAAAGCTTGCCAGGCATTCCTCGCTTGAGAATCATTCGGAACCAGGTACCTTCGTCTCTCTGGGCGACAATACCTGCATTGACAAATCCAAACTTTTCGTATATATCAGCAGCCCTAGTTATTGTCTTGACGTCTCGATCCCCGACAAGCTTCAGCCGGTGCTCGACAAGCATCTTCCCGTATCCCTTGCCGCGATAATCCGGCATTGTCCAAAGAGAGCCCAGCGTGCACGCGCCGCGTGGCGGGATGTCAAGTCGCCCAAATGAGACCAGGTTCTCGTCTACGTACAGGCCCCACCACGTCGTTGACGGCTCTGCTGCCCTTTCAAATCCGTAGGTCATGTAGTTCGGACCGTAGTTGCGCAGGGCAAATGGGATTCTCCAGTTAATCTCCTTAATCTCTATCGCCATTTTGCCTCCCTTCCCCTGAGCGCTACTGCGTGATCTCCCGTTGCATTCAAAAGATAATCTTCTCGATATGCCCTCTCCAGCTTGGCGTCGATGTATAGCTGGTCTGGAAGGTCGTAGTACTGATCGCTCATAAACTCTAGCGGATGACGCTGCTCGCCAAGTGCCTCTTGGACAAACGCGGCACACCAGTCTATGGCGTCTCGAATCTGATCGGTGTTTGTCGTGGATGAGAACTGACGGAATTCGATGGTTCCATTCTTCTCGATGCTCGATAGATTGATAAACGATCGGTCCGTTTCATCAAATTCATCCTGGACAGGTCGGATGATGTCGAAGAACTCGTCGGTTGTCGAGGCTGATAGCGCCCGGCTAACCGTCTCCGGGGAGTAGACGTGGCCACGATACGGAACCGTATACTTCCGGAAATACTCCAGGGCAAACTTATAGTCGTCCATTGACTCGTAGTGCTGGGGCTTCGGCTCTGCTAGCTTGAATGTCGACCAGAGGAGCTCGACCTGGTACTTGGACACGTAGCTAATTAGCAACTTCATTGCCCCAAGGTCTTCCTTTACCCCGTCGTACCCGATGTGCACGTGCATAGCGGTCTTAAAGTTTACGGTTGGAGGGCACCCGGCATCGGTAAACAGCTTGATTAGCGAACTCGCAATCTCTACCTGGCGATCGCTGCTGTCACTTGGAACGGTATTAATTTCCCCGCCTTTACCGCCCCTGTCGCCGAGCTGATCGTTCGATGTTCCGTCGCTATTCACGATCGTATCTTCAAACAGGTTCCACGAGGCAAGGTCACTCGGCAGCTCTATCGAGCGCGTTGTGTCAGCCCATTCAAGCTCGAGTCCGTATGTGAGCCCTGCCACAGGCATTATTCGTCCTGCTTCTTCGCCTCGCTGTCATCGAATATCGGGGCCTCTACGGCATTTCCCTGCCAGTCAGTTGGCTTCATTCGATCAGGGGCGTCCACTGGCTTGTGCGGGCTGCCGATTGCAAGCAAGACGTGGCCTGCAGCACCTGCACCTACTGCGTGAGGAATCATGCCAGGGATCATATACATATCACCAGGTCGAACGTCAATCTTCTGGCCGTCAAACGAGATGGTTCCTTCGCCCTCAAGGCACATCAGGAGATGATCGCCCGGATGCGTGTGGATTGGGAAGGAGGCGTTAGACGGAACCCAGAGGATGTCTGCGCCGAGCTTCCCGTTTGTGGCAATATTCTGCCCGCGTGCGTCTGCGCCAACCACTGGGATGGCGGTATCGGGCTTAGCCAGCGCCAACTCCGCAACGTTGATAATCTTAAGTAGCTCAGCCATTTTCCTCGCTCCAATCTTCCACAATCTTTGACAATGCCTCTCCTGGGTATTCCACTCGGAATTTGTCCCTGGCACTATCGATTCCTCTCATAAGCCTAATCATTTCCGTAACATTAAGCTTTTTAATTGCAACCGGCCTGCCACCGGCGGATTCGTAAGAAAGCCTGACCAGCCTCTCCCCGTCAAGCTCCGCTCCTTGGACCTGATCCGGTCCGTCGCCAAGAGACGAGATGAAATCATCCAGGAATGAACCAACCTCGTCTGCGAGGATCAGGCTCTCCCTGAGGATGGCGTCTACGTCGGAGCTCATGAATCCCGTACCTTCGAGATCATTACCGGTCCGCATGTCGACAAGCAGCCTTGCCAGCGCCTTCGGGTCATACTCCGCCAGGTCGCTGGTGCGGTTATCCGCAATCAGGTATCCCTGCGCCTCTTTCTCCGACAGGTCGGTGAAGTGGCACGCAATCGTCTCCCACCCGAGGCTCTTCGCCGCATGCCAGGTGTGATTACCGGCGATGACAAACTTTGTGCCTTTCTGGGCGACGATAGGCTTTTGCTGCCCAAACTTCTTCAGGCTCTCGGCAATCTTCTCAACGTCGCCGCGCCGCGCGTTTTTTGGGTGCGGGGCTACGTCGAAAAGAGGGATGGCGAGATGGGAAATCCCCTGCGCAATATTTGATTCCATAGGTAGATGTTATCACAGGTTTCTGCTGTATACTACTGAAATGGCCAAAATCGAGGAAACCTATCCTGAGCCGCCAACAGACTTGGCGTACGCCATTCACCTTTCTGGCGTTTTAGATATGCCCGGGGTTGATGTTGCGCCCAGCAAGGACGGATCTTCCTTTGTCCTGACTGACGAGCTTGGGGAGGTTTACGCCACGCTTGACGATATGGAGGCTGGCTGGATAGCCGTCGTAAGGGCTAAGAATTAGCCTCTGGCGCAGGATTCTCTAATCCGTCTATTGACTCATAATCCGGTGATAATACTTCCTGCCGGACGGCTTGGCTCCCTGCCGCTGAGTCGTCCGGCCAGTAGTGCCTGACAAGATCG